GTTGCCAGACTGAGTAGCCATTAACAGTACCAAAGACAGACATACCAGGAACGATTGATACACCAAAGTTAATGCCTGTAATCGTCACTAACGTCACACCACCTAAAGATGATGTCAAGGAGTTAAAATAAAATACGGATGATGCTACAGTAAACACGGCAGCAGTATCAGACTTTGACAACGTAATTCTTGACCCAGGCACAAACTGTGATGTTATATTGCCAGCAACATACAGCTGGTTGACTGCAAGTACTGGCATTGTCAAGACACCAGTAATTGTTGTTGATGCTACAGTCTGTGTTGCACTGACGATGTATGTACCGGCGCCACCAGTGCCAGTACCGAGCTGTGTAATTTTTGTGCCTGCCGTAACACCAGTACCGCTGATTGTCATACCAATTGCTAGGGCACCAGACCCCACGGCGGTTACGGTAAGTGTAGTGGCTGCAATGGATCCAGTAACACTTGCGTTGAGCGTCCCCGCTGGTTTTGCCACGGTAGTATGTGGAGCCGTGTAGTTTGCAGAGTAGGTATTGCCACACCAGATTGGCGAGGGAAACACTTCTGTCGTGTAGCCACATGATCTCTGTGCACCAATTGCCTGACCAGCATCATACCAAATCTTGTCCTTAGTGTTGTAAATGATTGCATCCGTACACTCGGTTGCCGTACCACGTGGGTAGAAGAACCAGATCTCGTTAAACTTAGGTACCTTTGTAGCCCAGACTTTTTGACGCTGTTGAAAGTTAAGGTTGTCGTAGAACCAGTTAATGTTTTTATCGTTTGGTAATACGGCCACAGATCCGTTGTATAGGTAAAACCTATCGGTACCTGCCCAGAAAAATACGCCATCCATCTCGACTATAGCATTGGATGAGAGTACAGATATCTGGCTTGATATAAGGTCATACCTCCAGTACTGCCCAGATACGCCAGTAAAGGATACACGTATCAAACTGTCTGTAGCCCAAAAGAGTCCAGAGGGTGAGTTGGTACCACCACGTACCGGCATGCCCTTGATTACCTTACCGGCTGCGACGTTGACTTGATTGGCTAGGTTGCCGTTCCAGTCTGTCAGTGTCTGTGTTGCGTAAGTAGAGCTGACGTTGTTGTTTGAGATATACCCGTTTGAGCCGTAGGCAAAGATGAATGGGTAGAGTACACAGACCCCGCCATCTACCGATATGGGCTGTCCTGTTGGGGATCCACCAGTTGTGTCGGCCAGTTGTGCAAGGCTCCACGCACCAGAAGTGGGTAACATATTACCGACTAGGATTGGTGTTGCTATGGCGTTGTCTATGTTGACTAGGTTTAACCCTGGGTGAGCCAGCACCTTGAGGTTACCTCCTGTAGGGCTGTACTGCATATCAAACTGCCAAAGGTTGCGATCGTCGGCAGTAAAGTTTGTTAGTGATGCCGCGTATGGACCTGAACCTGTACCGAGTGTCGTACCAGTTGTGAATACATCTAGTCCGTCGTTATACCCCAAGAACATGTAGTTCACACCGTTGTATGCGTTGGTGATTAGTCCACGTGGGATACCGTTTGGCTCTTTGAACATCTGTCTGTAGCCACCCATCTTGCGTGGTGTGCCCCGTTGAAACCGACACCACACTCCATCAGCGTAGTCATCGTTTTCAAATATGGTACCGTCACGCTTGATGCCAGGTTTGACAATCAGCGTATGTATCTGAGGGTTTTGCTGTTGCTCCGCCATTAGAACGTGCCACCACCAATGAGGCCAGCGTTAAACGTCGCTGGTGTAGACATCTGTGGGTTGCCTAGTGTGCTGTTGTTGATGAGCAGCATCCGCTGTGCGTTGGCTGTTAGACCCAACTGACCATTTGATACAAGGTACATACCAGTCGTATTATCAGAGTTAAAAGAAAACGATGGAGCCGTTTGAGATCCGTCGGCTGCAAATAGTGATCCAGTACCAGCCTGTGTTAGAACATACAAGAAGTTACTGTCGCTAAGTAATAAGGTTGTTGTGCCCGAGCTAAGTACGATTGGTGTCTGCGAGGAGCCAGAGATTTGAAACGATAGCGTGTATATATTCTGGTTGGTGTTGTTTACAAGGACATAAAGATTAGTAATTGCTGGCAAAGTCACGAGCAAGTTTGTCGATCTTGTACCAGATAGTGCAACGTATGTCTGTATGATTGGTGCGTTACTGACTAGGCTGTATGGACTGCCTACGATACTGTCTACGTCAAATGTTGCCGAGGTAAACGTCGTATCGTTCTGGTTTGTTAGTCCAACTGTATAGAAATTACCGTTTGTCTTATTGAACAAGAAGGTACCAGAGTCACCTGGGTTAAACGTAACACTCGATGACCCGTTGATTGTTGACGTACCCTGTGGTAAGAAAGTCAACGCACCAGTACCTGTGTTTCTAAATAGTATAAACCAGCCGTTGTTTAGACTGGCCGATGTTGGTAGTGTGATTGTGTTGGCGCCACTAGTCCAGACGTATGCACTCGCTAGGTTGCCCTGTGCTAATGTTGGTGGTGCAGATATCTCTACAACTAAGTTAGTAGTTGCTAACTGTCCTAAATAGTTTGTTAGTCCCGGACCAGCCAAGTCGTTGGCATTAATAGATCCAGATCCAACACCGTATAGGAAGTTATTCCAGACACCTGCAGTTGTGGAGTTGTCTGTTAGGTAGTAGTACTGTGCGTTGTTAACTGCAATAGTAGCAGAGCTACCACCACCATAGTTTTGTACAAGGAAGCTGTAACTGCCCTTGTTAACAAAGAGTACGTCAGTACCAACGGCACCTTGGTTTGCTGGGGGTAGTGTAATTACAAACCCAGCCGCGCTTGGTGTGACGTTGATGATCCTTGATAGCGGTACGTAGCCAGAGTTTGGTGGCACATAAGATGGCCACGCAAGTTGAGTGTTCGCAGTTAGGGCAAGCGCTTGAAAACTGACGTCTGTTGGGAGTACGATATCTCCAGTAAACGGGGATGTAAATGTAGGCATTATTATGGTTCCATGGCAACGGTGTTGCGATCAATTGATCTAAGTTTATCTTCGTTCTTGATTGCGGATATGGCATCAGTGTAGTACTGTTTCCATACGGCCAGCTTGTCGATTGCCTTTAGGTATCCCTGTGCCTGTAGTAGTGTACCAAAAAGCAGTGCCTGTGGTATCTCACGAGTAATTAGGTTCTGCTGGTTGTCTGTGTTCAGTGGCTGCACTAGGCCATAATAAGTTAGCTCGATGGTGGTGTTAGCAGAAGGAGTTGGTGACAGCATAAAGTTGTCATAGTCGTACTCTGCGTAGTACTGGACTGTACCAGTCGAGCTCTCGGCAGTAAACTGCGCTAGGTAGTCTTGTGTCCTTTTGACAATCGGCTGACCGTTTGCCTTCACGGATATCGTCTTCTTCCATAGGGCTGGCTTCTGTAGAATAAACTGACCAGCGAGTACCGTGACCTCGACGACAGTCAGTTGCTGTAGTGTCTTGATCTCTGCCGCCAAGGACTGCTCTGCGAGGTATATCAGGCTCGGTATCTGCGCCACAAACTGGGGATCGTCACGCTCCATGTAGTTCTGCACATCGGCAACCAACGAGTCGTATGTCATTACTGGTACGGTTGTCATGTTTATCTCGTGTAGTATGAAATGTTAGGCTGGAAGTAAATCGGTGCCTTGTCCTCTTCACCGTTCTCTGCATCGACAAGGTTGCGCATCGCCATCTGGTCTAGGTAGCCAATCTTGGTTGCATCAACACCAGGCAACTGCATAGCCAGCCTGTGTGAGAGCATGGACTGGACTGCGTTTATCCATCTGTTTGGTAGGTACAACTCATTAGATAATGTTCCAACGTCCTGTAGCTGTTTGTCTACCACAATCTGAAAACATTGGAAGTCATTGTTTGGTATTGGCCAGAGGTACATGCTCTGCTCTACGCCCTTGTTGTACCAGTACTGGAGCGATCTCTGGCTTTGGAATTGTTTGTTGGGTAGTGCAAAGTAGGTGTCTCTGTTAAGAGGTGCTAAGGGGATATCCTGTTGGACGTAGGAGAACGCAATCTCTCTAAGTGAGAATGTGGTCGCTACCGTCTCACGCAGTCTGAAGTAGTAGTGTGATGGTGTCAGGTTGACTTGGTAGTACGCCCACCCTTTGTCTGCTAGTGTAGTCGCAGGAAATACCTGTCTCTCTACCCAAGTAATGCCGTCCTCACTCGTATCGAGTGCTAGGTTGTACGTGGTAGTTCCACCGCCGGATACGTATGCATTGAAACCAACCTGTGTAACAATCTGCCCGTCTTGGTAGTATGCACCAAACCAGTTCTTAACCGTGGTTGATGTGCCATACGTAGCAAGTTCGCTGTCGAAAAGTGCGGGGGAGTCGACGTTGTCTGTAGGGAGGGCGTCAGAGATGCCGGGTGTCTGTATGTACCTCCAGTTGGCCTCGAGTATACTGATTGTACCAGCTGGTAGTGGTAGTATTGTTTGGGCGTTTAATGCACCCAGTAAGACGATATCAATCGCCCATAGGTTGACACCCTTGTTGGATAGGGACTGCAAGATATAAAACAACGCCTGACGTGCGGCGTTGATGTACTCTGGAGTCTGCTCCTCGGCCGTCTTCCCAGCCTCACGGAATGCGTATTCAATGAGCTGGGCTACGTTGACCTTGGTCTGGTTGATGGTGTCACTGTATGACATAAGTTATCTACCTCTGCCGGCCGTTTTACGCTCCGGTAATTTGGACTTGGCAGGGCCTGCTTTGATAAACTCCTTGCCTACCTTTTTTGGTATGCCCAAGGTGCTCTTGCCTGCTGCTGCGGCATACATAGCACCCTGTTGCGCCTTGGACTGGATTGGCATTACATGCCGCCCTGCATGAGCAACTGCTGCTCTTGTGCGCTCATTGCACCGGGTCCGGGTATGGGTTTGACGCCAGCGCCTCCCATTGGGGGCGGTGCCATTGGAGGCGCCATACCCTGTGGGGGTGCCATGCCTTGTGGTGCCCCTGCTTGCGCGGGCTGGGGTAATGATCCCAGTGACTGCGCCTGTCTTCTGGCCTTTTCAAGTCGTTCCATTTTTTGCTGGGGTGTCTCCTCCATACCGGGCATTGACTCTTGGGCTATACCACGACCTCCCATGCCGCCCATTGGTCTGGCCGTTCTGCCGTCAGCCATGTCCTGTACGCTACCGCCGTCTTTATATTTCTTGACTGACTTGCCCTTCTTCATGGCGGGCATGTTGTCAATCCCGCTCATCATTGGCTTCTCAGCTGCCTTGGATGGTGCTGCCGCTTTTTTGTTGCCAGTCGGCTTGATCTTCTTGATCATGTCTAATGCACCAGCTGGTTTTGCCATCTCGTTGACGTTGCCGCCTGCCTTATATTTTTTGACTGTACCAGCCTCTTTCTTGGATCTACCACCCTTCTTGAGCTTGATCTCTGTCGGCTCTTTGTCGTGCTCTGCCTTGTCGTGTTGCTTGAAGGCCTTCTTGATGAGCTTCTTGTCCTGTTCCATGTCGGAGCCTTTTGACTCAACGTCCTTGGACTTGAACATGTTCTTGGCCATTACTGACCCGCCCTCTTTGTAGCACTGCATCTTTGGTAGTTTAGAAAAGCCTTCCATGGTATATCCTCGAGTTGGTTGATTAGAAAGAGATGATCAGTCTCCTATAACTACATATGCAAAATACTAGGTCTTTTCGCCCTCAAAGGGGCTTAAAAATAGGGCTCGCTCCTTGATTCTTCTCTGCCTGAGTACCTCTGGCTTGACCCACATCATGAATGCGTCAGCAGCGCCCCTGTAGTCCCCTGTGTTGAGTTTCTTGAGGACGGTTGACTGTCTGAAGTTATCTGAGCCAATATTGAAGCAGAGGCTCATTAAGGCATCATACTGGTTCTGGTTGATGGGTACCAAGACATAACCAAGTACCGTCTGACCACAGAAGGTGAGGTCTGCGTGTAGCATCAGCATGACCTGTTCCTTGTCGAGCTCGGTGTGTATTAGGTGGCGCTCAGAGGCCTTGATTAGGTGCCCTACACCAGTCGTCCATAAACCACGGATGTCTTTGTAGGCGGTCTGTCTGAAGCCCTCAGTACCAATAATAAAGTCCACCGTAGAATGTGTAATCCACAGCACTTGCTCTTTTGTCTGCTGGTAGATGTTGACGTGGGAGCATACCACAATCAACAATGCAGCAACCATCGCCCGTAAGAACACTAAGCGAGCATGCCCTCAGCGGACTTCTGTACATCATCCACACGCTTGAGCCAGCCCTTGCCGTATGTCGGGAAGATAGGCAGGGACTTGTAGAAGGCCGTCTTGGCGTTACTAAACGCATTCAATAACTGCCTGCCATCGGCAGACTGGATGGCCTTCATTGTGGCTGGTCCTATAGAGCCATCGGCAGTCACACCCAGAGCCTTCTGTACCATCTTTCTTGAGGCCCCTGGGCCCGCATTAATTGCGAAATCAAAACAAGCGTAGTCCACGCCAGCGGGTAGGTCATCGCCCTTCACAGCGTCCCAGTAGTCCCTCTTGTAGAGTGGCTTTACGTCTTCTTTTGTCAGTTTTCTCATGTCGTCCTTGGTTACCATATGCCCGATGTACTTCTCCCAATTTGCTTGGGTACATCCTAGCATTGTACACCCCTTGCGACCATCTGACAACTTATTACCCGGGTCACGCTCGTCGTCAGTAAACCCGCCCTCATGGGCGATTACCATCTCAAATGATTTGTCCCAGTTGCTAATCATTTTTTATTCATCCGCATTTCCATTACTTTTTCCAGGGTCCTACCACCGAAATAAAAGCTCATAATAACCATGGCCCACTGCCCTAGGAGCTCCACGTAGTTGTTGTTTACCTCAATGTCCCACGCAGACATCATGGCAAACGTGGTGTACGTAAACAGTATATACACGAGGCTCATTGGCCTTATGTTCTTACTAAGCCACGAGTCAGATGCCATGTCGGCCTGTTGCCGTTTGGTGAGCTCTTGCTGTTCGTTCATGTCGGCCTGTAACTGCGCCAGCTCGCCATTCTTCTGCATCTCTAAGAGCTTAATCTGTGCCTCTTGCTTGGCCTGTGGGTCTGGTACGAACTTGTCTACCAGCTTCATGCCAACACTTTAAATATAATCTATCCCGAACATTATTTTTTCCCATATTTTTCACGTTCTTCAAGTAACTGCACCTTGACCTGAAGTTGATGAATGTCTGTGTAAATTTCATTTCTCAGTTTGTGCCTTGCCTCGGCAGACAGAGGTGAGTCGGTTGGTACGTTTTCTTTGGTGATCAAGGCCGGCATCTGTCCCTCAATCTTAGTCAGCCTAGTAGAGAAGTCCGATACCTGGCCGAGCAACCACGCCAGACAGGCTACGACAATCGGCAGTACCGCCTTTAAAATGTCTTGTATGTTCATTTTTTGTTAATGAGGTCAAACAACGATTTAACTTTTTCCTCGAGGACTGCAATCTGGTTGTGCATCTTGGCGAGTACAATCACGAGGGTCACGAAGGCAATGAGTAGGCTCGATAGCTTTGATATCGTGTCTAGCAGGTCCATTAGTTATTTACTCGATAGGTAGTGTGTAAAGAATCCCACAACGGAGGATATGGCAGAGATGAACATCATCCCAGCCCAGAACCCTCCGCGTCCTTTGTTGGCGAGCTCGAGGAGCTCCTCCATACCAGCCTCCAGCTTGTCTACCTTGGTAGATAACTGGTCCACCTTCTCCCAGAGCTGGCCGTAGCGTACTGGGTCAATCTGGAAGTCTGCCATTTATTACGCAGACCAAGGTAGCGGTGTATTCTCAGGGCTTGTAGGTGGTGTAATTAGGCTGTCAATCTGCCCTTGTACACAAGCCTGTGCGCTGTCTATTTGGTTCTCAGGAATCCAACTAATGACTAATTCCTCATTTAAATCTGCATAAGGCACAAATGTAGTCTGGTCTGTAGAGTCAAACTGTGTGTTGCCTTGGATAGAGGCTGTGTATTCGACATCAACTCCTATTACCTCCCATAGTGCATTA